AAAGCCGGACAAGTACCGGGTGAAGTCCGACGCGGGCGATGTTGATGTGGATGAAGCGCACATCATCGAGCTGCTGGGCCATATCTCGCCTGACTGCAACTATGAGACGTGGGTCAAAATTGGCATGGCAATCCACCATTGCCTGCAAGGGTCAGGCTTTGATATTTGGGATAGCTGGAGCAGCGAGGGCAGCGGCTATCCTGGCAGCACCGCGCTGGATCGCCACTGGGCATCTTTCGGCAAATCAGCCAACCCAGCAGGCTACGGCACGCTGCTGTACCACGCGCGGCAGGGCGGCTACTGCGAGCCGGTGACTTTTGAGTATCAGCCAGAATCCACCACGCTCGACCTAGAGGCGCCCGTGGACATCAAAAGGCCGCCAGGCTTTGTGGGCGAGCTGACCGAATGGATCAACGGCCAGTGCATCTACCCGCGCGAAACCCTGGCCGTGGCCGCTGCGCTGTCGGCGGTATCGGGTTTGGCCGGAATGCGCTTTGTCGATGAGCTGGATGACATGAGCGCCAACATCATCGCGTTCTGCGTAGCCGGATCGGGCACGGGCAAAGAGGCGGTGCAGCAAGCCTATCTCAGGATCATGCGAGCTGCAGGCGTGCAGGCCGCGGTGCATGGTGGCTTCAAGTCGGAACAGGAGGTATTGCGTAACCTAATCCGGCACCAGTGCGCTTTTTACAGCATCGACGAGCTGGGCCTAGTGCTCCGCAAGCTGGAGAACGCCAGCAAGCGCGGTGGGGCATCCTACCTCGAGGGCATCATCGGCCTGATCATGTCGGTTTACTCCAAGGCCAATGGCTACCTGCCCATCTCTGGCGACCTTAAGGAAGAGATCAGGCAGGCACTGCTCAAAGAGCTGGCACAGATCGAAAAGAAGGCCGAGAGCGCACCCACCGACGCGGAGGCGGCGCGTATTGAGAAGGCAGGCGAGTCGGTGCGCCAGTCGTTGGACACCATAGACGACGGCCTGGACAGCCCCTATCTGACCATTTTGGGCTATACCACGCCGATCACCTTCCATCATCTGATGGGATTTGAGCAGGCGACGAACGGCTTCATGGCGCGGGCGATGATCTTCGACGATCTGGAAACTAATCCGGAGAAGAAAAAGCGCGGCTTCCGCAAGCTGCCCATGACGCCAGAGCTGGAGTCGGCTATTCAGAACCTGTACGCGCCAGGGTCATTCGACATGACCAGAAACAAACCGCGCATCGAGCATCGAGGCGAAAAGTCGAGCATAGGCACCGAGCCGGAGGCGGTTGATCTGCTGGACGAGGTATACCAGCGGTTTCATGCCCTGGCCGAAACGCACAAGGGCGCCACAGGGCTTGAGGCGATACCGCGCCGGGGATATGAGCTGGCCGCCAAGGTGTCGCTGATTCTGGCGCTGCCTGGTGGTGTCAGGACGGCAGAGCATGTGCGCTGGGGCTACGCCTTGGCGATGCGGGACGTGGAACGCAAGATCAAGCTAGCCTATTCTGCCGAGCACGCTGAGGGCTCTGACGGGCTGTCAGCGCGCATTCTGAGCCTGCTGGACAACGAACATGGGGAAACGGCTGGGGTGATCGCCAATCGCCTCAGAGGGACGCCACGGGCGCAGCTAGACGCCCTGCTGGAGCAGATGGTTGAGCGCGGGATGCTGCGCCAGGTTGATACTGGTCGCAAGTACAAGGGCCAGGCTGTTTTGAAGTATTACGCCAAGTGACTATTGCGCGCCGCGGGCCATCGTAGTACATTGGCTCCCTGACCAAAAAAGCCTTATAAATCAAGGACAAAGATAGTAATCATACACAGCCCCGCCTAAGATTTTACTACGATTTATCGTAACAAAATCAAACACTTAGCCTAATCATAGTAAACTTACACGCTTGCCTAGAGACAGTATTTAGGGATCACCCTGTACTGTCTTTTTTTTGCTCTGCTGAAAAGAGTCTCTTACTATATATATATAATTACTATATATATAATAATATATATATATATCAGTCACTTAGCGAATCCCAATCATAGTGAAATCGTAGTAGAAAAAAATATCATTGAATCGCTTGCAATTAAATCAGATTCGTTTAATATACTAACCATCAACAACGCAAACCGAAACGGAGAACGACCATGCAAGATCAAGATATAGCCCAAAAGATTCATGAAGCTTCAGTAGCCATTAAAAACAAAACCAAGCCGACTCGTTCTAGGCTGGAAAGTTTTTCAGACCATGTTGAATACAATGTGATTGTTGAAGATGCTGCTATGGCCTACGTTGAAGGCAAAATCAACAAGGCCGAGGCGATTTCTGAAGTTAGAGCCTACTTCGCTTAACACGGAATCACAGCCCCTTCGGGGGCTTTACCAACACACCAAAAGGAGCGCCAGCTATGACCTTTGAAGAATCCCTAAACTCCCTCGACATGAACCTGCTCGAGGTTTTACAGCACGAAATAGAGCGCGAAGAGATTAACGCCCTGGCCGAGCTGGTGGGCATCGCATCCGACACCCAAAGCGTGAGCATCGAGGTGACCTATGACGCCGCGGCAGGCAAAAAGCTGCGGTCTATCCTGGAGCGGTTTATCAATCGCAACGCAACGGATGAGGAGGTAGAACAGATGCTGGGCAACCCGGCATACGACCTGGTGGCGAAGGACAGGCTTACTGGATATTAACTCCGGCCGTTCTCCAGCGGGTGCAGGCAGAGTCCGTGCTCAAGACATCCTGAAGTGCGTTGCCGGTAATAGTTCATAGAGCGCCAAGGGTGTTATCTGCCACAAAATTCTGTATATTGGCGGGAAATTTTGCCAGAGATAAACCGCATGGGCGCACCAGCAGCACCACCTGATCCGGCGATACTGGATTATGGCAACCCGGCCCCACGTCAGCGCGAGTTCATTCAGGCGTGGATCGAAACCGGCTCAAGCCATAAGGCGGCGATCAAGCTGGGCGCAGACCAAGGCATCATTGTCAGGGAAAAGAACAAAGTACAAAAACGCGCGGAGCTAGCAGGCTGGTCGCCCATGATGGACGGCACCGCGCATGTTCCCAGCACCGAGCAGGTCAAGGCGCGGTCAATCCTAACCAAGGACTCCGACGGCAACACCATCTGGCTCAAGACTGAGCCGCGCAAGGCCGAACAAGAAGAGCTGGACAAGCTGCGCGATGAGCTAATGAAGGGCGTCAAGCCCTTCAAGCGCGTCAAGGCTCCAAAGAAAAGCGACAGCGACCTCAATACCGTCTACACCATCACCGATTATCACCTGGCGTCAAAGGCATGGAGCCTTGAGACTGGCGCCGACTGGGATATTAAGATCGCAGAACAGACGCTCATGCAGGCGTTCTGCGACATGATGGACAGGTCGCCGAATAGCGAGCAATGCACGTTTGCACAGCTCGGTGACTTCCTTCACTACGACGGCCTGATGCCGCTAACGCCCACCGCAAAAAACGTACTCGATGCCGATACCCGATACCCGCAGCTTGTGCGCGTGGCAATCCGATCCTGCATCCGTATCGTTGAAATGCTGCTATCCAAGCACAAGAACGTGCATGTGCTGACGTGCGAGGGCAATCACGACTTGGCAGGCTCAGTGTGGCTGCAAGCCGTTATGATGGGCGCATTCCGTAACAACCCGCGCGTCACGGTGGATCAATCGGTGTTCCCGTACTATTCACAGGCATGGGGCAAGACCTGGAACGGGTGGCACCACGGCCACCTCACCAAGCTGGACAAGCTGGCGTCAAAGTTTTTCTCCGAGCCGCAGTTCAGGGCGGAGATGGGCGGCGCTGAATATCTGTACATTCACACCGGACACCATCACACCAAAGAAGTCAGGGAGCATTCAGGCGTGGTCATAGAACGGCACTCGACACTCAACGCACGGGACGCCCACGGCGCCAGGGGCTTTGACAAAACTTTGCGAGGCGCTCCAGCCATCACATACTCAAGAGAATATGGCGAAGTCGTCAGGGCGACGGTGGTACCGTGATTTGGCCTGCCCCAGTATTCCGTGGTGATCCCGAAGGCAAGGCCACCATTCCCTATTTCGAAATAGAGAACGCTGGCGGTGATTTAGACAAAACTATGCAAGTGTTTGAGAGGTACGGCGTCCCTGCTTCCAACCCTGACTATCTGGTATCATTAACCCTGACGGTTAAAGACGGTGAGAAGTACTACACTTATGACTGGATGCCCAAAGCAGACGTATTGTGATTATTGTGGAATGTCTGACGACCAAGACCACCGCTGCGACCCACAGGATTTAAGGGATAACATAGACGGCCTGCATGTAGCCATTGACCAGATAGCAGAGGATAGGGAATCGGCATGGGAGGCTGTAGAGATGCAATCCGGCATAATCTCTGCCCTTATCGCTGTAATCGAGGCTGACGGGTCTGAAGTAGTTATTCAAGGGCTAGACGAATTCACCCACGACGGGAAATTACATTGACCGATATATTTGACACTCGCCGCAAGGAAATAGCTTACGACAAGCTGGCTGATTGCGTTGGCGACCTAACCGAATCGGGTATATCCACAGCCGAGATTGTTTACTTCATGGAGTGCGTCAAACACGCGCTGATTGCTGAAGAGTTTGCAGAGGAAAGCGAATAGTGGCTGATTTTCCCGACTATAAAACCGCAAACGTAGCAGATTTAATCCCATACGCCCGCAATAGCCGTACTCACAGCGATGAGCAGGTTGCCAAGATAGCCGCCAGCATTAAGGAATTCGGCTTTCTCAATCCCGTGATAGTGGATGGCGATAACGGCATCATCGCAGGCCACGGGCGCATCATGGCCGCTCAGAAGCTGGGTATGGAGCAAGTGCCTACCATTGAGGCCGACCACCTAACCGACGCCCAACGCCGAGCGTACATCATTGCTGACAACCGCCTGGCGCTAGATGCAGGGTGGGATGACGAAATGCTACGGGTGGAGTTCTCAGAGTTGGCTGATGCTGACTTCGACCTTGAGCTGACTGGCTTTACGCTTGATGAGATACAGGCGCTTGAGCCTGACGAGGTAACCGAGGGGCTGACCGATGAGGACGCTGTACCTGACGCCCCAGAAACGCCCGTTACCGTTGAGGGCGATGTGTGGATATTAGGCAATCACCGGCTGATGTGCGGCGACTCTACTAGCATTGATGCGGTGGAGAGGCTGATGAATGGGAGCAAGTCGGACATGGTGTTTACTGATCCGCCATATAATGTTTCATTCAATGGCAGAAGCGGAAAGCATGATGTAATAAAAAACGATGCTCTACCGGAAGAAGATTTTGATTGTTTTATCGATGAGGTTTGCAACACGATAAAAGCAGTCGACCCTGCTGTTTATTACGTCTGGTGTAACTGGAAGTTCTATGGAGCGCTGCAAGGTAGACTGCCATATAAAGCGTGCATTGTTTGGGCCAAGAACGTTTTCGGAATGGGCAATGGCTACAGGCATCAGCACGAGTTTTGCCTATTTAACGGCAAGATTGATGAGGCGGTGAAAAACGAAAGTGACCTGTGGAGCATCAAAAAAGACACCAACTATGTTCATCCAACACAAAAGCCCGTAGCGCTTTCAGTTCGCGCTTTTGGGAATCATGTCAAATTGCTCAATGTGTTGGACTTGTTTGGCGGAAGCGGAAGCACTTTGATAGGTGCTGAACAAACAGGGAGAAATGCGTATTTGATGGAACTCGACCCCAAATACTGCGACGTAATAATCAACCGCTGGCAAGACTTTACCGGCAAGCAGGCCACGCATGAAGAAACAGGAAAGACCTTCCAGGAGATAGCTAATGCCTCGCAATCCGCATGAGCCAACAGCGCAGACCCGCGAACTGGTTAGCCTTCATGCCACTATGGGTACTCCACAGGAAACCATTGCTGACATTCTGGAGCTAGACCCCAAGACGTTGCGAAAGCATTACCGCAAGGAATTGGATCACTCCACGGCCAAGGCTAACGCTACTATCGGCGGCAAACTGTTTAACAAGGCCAAAGAAGGCGATACCACGGCCATGATTTTCTGGATGAAGACTCGCGCCCGTTGGTCAGAACGCCAAGAGATAGACAACATATCTAGTGACGGCAGCATGACCCCTCCTAGTGAGATAGTGATACGCGGTGTCGAAAGCGGAGATTGATTTACCCGCCAAGCTAGTCCCTGTACTTTCCCCGCCTAGAGGCTCTGCCGAATACAGGGCTTTGTATGGTGGTCGAGGTTCTGGCAAGTCTCAGGGCGTGGCTACAATGGCCGCTCTGTGGGGCTATCAAAGCAAGATCAGGGTACTCTGCGCCCGTGATCTACAGGTAAGCATCAAAGAGTCATTCCACGCAGAGCTGAAGGACGCTATATCACGCTATCCCTGGCTGCAAAACCACTATGATCTGGGAGTTGATTACCTAAGAGGCAGAAACGGCACCGAGTTCCTATTCAGGGGATTAAGGCACAATTCGACTAACATCAAATCACTGTCCAAGATTGACCTAACGATTGTCGAGGAAGCCGAGGACGTACAGGAGGTAAGCTGGCTAGACCTTGAGGCTACTGTATTCAGACAACCCAATAGCGAGCTGATAGCTATATGGAATCCCAAGACAGAGGGGAGCGCAGTAGATAAGCGGTTTATCCAAAACCCCCCTGATGGCCTGTTGATTGCTAAGGTTAATTGGTCAGACAATCCTTTCTTACCTGATAATCTCAAGAAGTTGCGAGAGCGCGAACAGCAACGATTAGACCCTGCCACCTATGCTTGGATATGGGAAGGCGCTTACCTTAAAAACAGCGATGCTCAGGTATTCCATAACAAGGTAAGAGTCAAATACTTCTCTCCTGACCCTAGATGGGACGGCCCTTACTACGGCGGCGACTTTGGTTTTAGCCAAGACCCCACTGCTGCTGTGGAGGTGTGGATATACGATGGCAGCCTTTACATACGTCGAGAGGCGTTCAAAACAGGGCTGGAGATAGACCATACCCGCGATTTTGTAGAGTCGAAGATTCCAGGATTCTGCCGTGAGGTTAGCCGGTGGGATTCAGCTAGACCTGAGTCTATCAGCTACCTCAAGCGCAATGGGATGCCCAAGGCGCAGGCTGTTAGCAAGTGGGCTGGCAGTGTCGAGGATGGAATAGCGCACCTCAGAGGCTATCATGAAATAGTCATCCATCCTGATTGTACTGAAATGCAGAAAGAGGCCAATCTGTACAGCTACAAGGTCGACCGACTGACTGGAGACGTAACCAGCAAGATTGTTGACGCCCACAATCACGGATGGGATGCGGTGCGCTATGCGGTGCAGCCTATGGTCAAAACTGCTGGAACCCCACGCATTAGGTCGTTATGATACAATCGGGCGAGCATGTAATTACTCGGGACTGCGCGTATGTGGCCGTTTAGCAAAAAAGAAAGCAAAACCGGCAAGGTTATCTATACCGGCCGCACCGAAGCACAATGGAGCAAGCGAAACTTTAAGGCGTTTGCTGATGAAGCCTACACGCGCAACGTGGTGGCTTTTCAGGCTATCCACAAGACCGCTCAAGCCGTAGCGACCATTCCCTGGTACGCCAAGGCGCGAAACGGCGACATACTGACAGACAGCCCTTTCCTGCGCCTGATTGAATCTCCCAACCGGATGCAGAGCCGGTATGAGTTCCTGCAAGCCTTGGTTGGGTTTTACCGCATAGCAGGGAACGGCTACATGGAACGGACTATGGTGCAGGGTACTCCGCGCGAGCTATATGCCCTGCGCCCTGATCGCATGAAGGTCAAGCCCAGCGCCACTGGAATTCCATCGGGTTATGTCTACACCGTGGGCCAGCAGTCTGTCGGTTGGGATTGCGACCCGATCACCGGCATTTGCGACATTCGCCACCTCAAAGACTTCAACCCGCTAGACGACTGGTACGGCATGTCGCCCATCGAGGCAGGAGCCTATGCGGTAGACCAGCACAATGAGTCGATGACCTGGATGCAGAGCCTGTTGCAAAACGGCGCGGCGCCATCAGGTGCGCTGGAGGTATCAGGCGACACCACGCTGGGCGATGACGAATACATGCGCCTCAAGGCAGAGATTGAGGAAAAGTATTCTGGTTCTGCCAACGCCGGGAGGCCGCTATTGCTTGAGGGCGGCATGAAGTGGACTCAAATGGGGCTGTCACCGCAGTCTATGTCAATTATAGAAACCAAGTACAGCGCAGCCCGTGACATATCACTGGCGCTAGGCGTGCCGCCTCTGCTGCTGAACATCCCTGGCGACTCGACGTATTCCAACTATCAGGAAGCGCGCCTAGCATTCTACGAAGAAACCGTCATCCCGCTGGTTCATTATGTGCGAGACGAGCTGAACGCCTGGCTTTCAGAATCTTTCGGCGGCGTAGAGCTGGATGTTGATATGGATCAGGTGCCAGCCATTGCTGAAAAGCGCATGAAGCTGTGGAGCATGGCTGACACGTCGAACGACCTGACGATCAACGAAAAGCGCGCGCTCAAGGGATACGATGAGGTCGAGGGCGGCGATGTGGTTTACATACCGCAGGGCAACATCCCGCTTACCTTTGATTTGGACATGGGGCCGGGTGACGAACAGTAATGACAACGCTGACCGGCAACAGCCGAGAACGCGAGCGGTCAATTCAGCAGCTTTACCTTGACCGGCTGGTTTTCAAGCACGAGCGCCGCATTGCCCGTGAGATACGCCGAGCGATGCGCCAGGCCGCAAGCGCGATTAGCAAGGGCGAGCCGATACCCGACCCCGCCGACCATGAGAACAGGCTGCGCCGAATCTTTACGACCATGTGGGATGACGCCGCGCGGCAGTTTTCTGAGCACATCGCAGGCGTCGCCAAGTCGCGGGTGCTGAAGCGGTCGCCGGTCAACCCGACACAGGTGATGGACGGCGTGATGCGGGAATGGATCGCGTTATATGGCGGCACCAAGATTACGCAAGTATCGGACACCACGCTCAAGGATATACGCGAAATACTGCAAGCAGGCATCGCGGCTGGTCTTGGGTCTCGCGACATTGCCAAAACCGTGCGCGATGTAGCGCCCACCAAGTCAGCCGTGCGAGCTGGCGCAATAGCCCGTACTGAGACTCACGCGGCAGCGAATGCCAGCGCTCAGGCAACGGCAGAACTTATGGGTTTATCAACGCTGCGCGAGTGGGTGGCATCAGGTGGCGACAGGACAAGGCCCACGCACGATGCCGCAGACGGTCAGCAGGTGGGCATGAATGAACCATTCATCGTCGGCGGCTCGCCGCTGATGTACCCAGGCGACCCGAGCGGGCCTGCTGCTGAGGTGATCAACTGCCGCTGCGGTGTTGTGTTTATCGTTGAATAGCGGATACAATACGGCAAGACTATTGTCAAGCAATACGGATTAAGTCAATGGAACATAAAGCATTCACCGCACCACTAGAGATCAAAAACCTAGACGAGGGCGGGAGCTTTGAAGGTTACGCCAGCGTGTTTGGCGTCATGGACAGCGACGGCGATGTGATCGTCAAGGGCGCTTTCCAAAAATCCATTGAGGACTACAAGGCGCGGGGCAAGATGCCCAAGATGCTGTGGCAACATAACCCAGGCATGATCGTCGGGAAGTTTATGGATATGGTCGAGGACGAATACGGTCTTTATGTCAAAGGCAATCTTATTCTGGAAGTTGAGAAAGGCCGCGAGGCATACGCCCTGATGAAGGCCGGAGAACTGGACGCCATGAGCGTCGGGTTCAACATCGACGCCGCAGGCGAAGGCGCAGGCATGGGTCGCGTCATTTCCGCAGCAGACCTGTGGGAAGTTAGCCTGGTGACATGGGGAGCCAACCCCGATGCCAAGATCACAACGGTCAAGAGC